GTGCCGATCCCGGTCTTCTTCACGGTGCTGACGAACGGCGTTTCCTTGCCGTCGAGGATCAGCACCTTGTCGAGCAGCGCCCGGCGGTCGCCGGTCGTGCTGGTGGTATTTCCGCCAACTTGGGTGGCGAGTAGTTGTGGCATGTGATGTGTCTCGGTCGTGCGCCGGGCTAGTAGTCCAGCGCCGCAAGCAGGGCTTTCTCACTGGGCTCCTGCTCAAACTGCTTCAGGGCAATCGCCTGTCGGCTCGCCGGCTGGCCGGTCGTGCGCGGGGCCGCCTTGGGGGCGGTCGCGCCCGGCCTTACGGCGGCGGGCTTGGCGGATGCGGACGCGGCGGGCTTGCGGCTGAGTTCCAGCCGGTGATCGAGTTCGGCGAGCGCCACGGCCACCTTGAGGCCGAGCGGATGCCGCTTGATCTCGGGCGTGCCCATGTATTGCGCGAACCGGTTCCACCGGGGATCGAGCTTCCGGCGCAACTGGGCCACCGTGGCGGTGTCCTCGTCGGCCTCGGCCTCGCGGAGCTGGTTCAACACCTCGGCGCTCGTCTGCACCCACGGCGCGACGGTCTCCACCTGCTGCCGGGCTTCCGCCCGCGCCGTGGTCTCCATCTGCTGCCGCCGTTGGGCCGCGGCCTGTTCGGCCGCCGTCAGCGTCGCCTTCGCTTCCGCCAGCTTGTCGCGCTGGTCGTCGGCGTAGTCGTTGAGCCATTCCCGCAGGCTTTCCTCGTCGGTGCCCACCCGGGGATCCACCTTGCGGATCTGTTCCGCCACGGCGTCCGGGTTGGTCTTCAGCAGGGCCTTGAGGTCGCGGGCCGCCTTCAGTTCCGCGTCCGCCTTGCTGGCGCGTTCGCGGTGCGGTTTCAGCTCGGGGTCCTCTGGCGTCGCGGCGGGTTCGGCGTCTGGTCGCATGGCTTGCGCCTTGGCTTCCAGGGCCTCCAGTCGTTCCTCCAGCGCCTTGCGCTTCGCGATCTCCTTGGCCAGCCGCCGGTAAGGCACCGTCTGCGGTGTCTCCTCGGCTTCGGGCTCCGCTTCCGTCTCCGCGTCTCCCGTCTCCGCGTCTCCCGCGTTGGCTTCCGGGTCCGTGTCCGTCCCTGAGTCAGTTTGAGCAGGCGCTTCGTGGGCTTCCGCCCCGCCTGCCTGATTTGAAAGATCGGTCGTGGTTTCCTCCGCGGCACTCACCGCGGCGGGGTCTTCGAACAGGCGGGCGATGTCCGCGATAAGGCTGGCCTCGACCTGCTGTTCGGATTGCTGGCTGGGCGCGAGTTGCGCTCCGGTCACCGGCGTTGACGCCTCGCGGGCGCCGGGGGCGGTGGCCCCATTCGGTTCAGTCATTTTGTTGGCTGCGGCGACAGGACCGCAGAATTCAGGCGTGTCGCATCCCGGGGTTAATGACACCCGCCGGTCACTCGACCGGCGGGCGCCGGAATGAAGCGGGGCCGCCAGACCGCGCTTGAGCCGGTTTCACCCGGCCCACTGCGCATAAAGCACGGTCGGGCGCCGCGGCCAATGGGGTGCCGGTCTTCGCCACCCTTCGCCACCCTTCGCCACCCGAAGTTACCGAGCCGGCGGGGTGGGCTCGCCTTGGAGCCGTTGCAGCTCCTCGCCCAAATCATCCAGCGCCGTGAACGCGCCGGACTCAAACTCGCGGTCGCCGCTCGGCAGCTTGCTCGGCGGCAGCTTGTGCCGCAGCAACGCCTCCGCCCGCCGCGCCCGGATCAGCATGAGCACCGCCGGCAACGTCTGGTCGCCCGGCGGCAGGGACCGCAGGACTTTCTGCGCCTGTTCCAGGGTCATTGGCCGCCCTCCATCGGTTGCACGCCCAGCCGGCCGACCACCTTGTTCTGCTGCTGCACGGCGCTCTGCTGCCGGTTCTGCGCCCAGTTCTGCATGGCCAGGGCAAACCGGCCCTCGGGATTGCCCACGAGTTCCTTCTGGTAGAACGGATTCGCGCCGACGATCTGCTGGGCAAACCCAAGCTGCGCGGGCGCCGTCGGGTCGTTCTCGACGAGTCGCGGCGGATTGCCGAGGAACATGGCGGCGATGTCCGCGTTCACCTGTTCCTGCAACTTGGCGCTGGCGCTGGCGTCGCTCACCAGCAGCGATTGCGCCAGCAACGGGTCCACCGCCATCAGCTTCATCCGCACCAGTTGCGTCTTGTCGATGACGCCGGCGGCGTCCTCGGGCACCACGAACTGCGAGATGGCCTGGAGCTTCTTGATGCTGAATTCCATGTCCTGGTCGCGCACGTCGGTCTGAAGAATGATCCCCGTCTCGCCCGCGATGACCGCGCCCGCCAGCTCGGGCTTGGGTGTGCCGGTCACGCCTTCCCATTCGGTCGGCGTCGTGTATTGCTGCATGAGCGCCCACATCTGCTGGAACACCTCGTTCCACAGGCTCAGGAAGTTCGACACCATGCGCTGCTGTTTCATCTGCACCCGGGCCGGCGCCGCGGTGGGTGTCATGCGGCCGAACCGCTGGTCGGCGATCTCCAGCTCCAGCCGGATGATGCTTTCCGCCACGCCATCGTGGCCGGGCAATTCCATGAACCGCGGTTCCTCGCCCCGCAGTGTCGGGATGCGCGCCGCCGGGCCGAACACATCCTGTTCGTCCATCATGCGCGACGGCACCAACCGCGGGGGCAGGGTGGTGAGCGAGGTCCGGTCAATGAGCGAATCCTGCTGCACCTTGATGCTGCGTTGCTGCGGGAACGCCCGTTCCGGCACGCCGCGGCTCGCGGTCAGGCTGCGGCACCACCATTCCGCCGCGCTGCTGGCAAAGGGCATCTTGCCATGCTTGAAGTCGCACAGGCCATGCCGGGCACACAGTTCCTTCTCGTTGTCCTCGGGGTCGTGCGTGAAGTGCGGCGAGAACACGGTCACGTAAACGCCCGGCACCCCATACTCGTCGAGCCGGGTGGTGTAGGCGGTGATGACTTCGACCAGGTTCACGCCGTCTTCGGTGTCGGCCACGTAATCGGTCTCATGCACGCGGGCGCGGCCCTTGTCGGCCTCGTCGGTCCACGTCGAGTATTTGCCCCGGCTCGCCCACGCCTGTTCGATCCATTCGTGGTCCCAGCCGTCGGTGTATTCCTTGGCCCGCAGTTCGTCCTCGGCCAGCCGTTCGCGCACGAACACCTGGCCGGTGGACGTGTCGCCCTGCTCGTCGGGCACAAACACGTCGCGCCACGGTTGCAGCGCCCGGATCAGCGGTTGGTTCCGCATCAGCGCCGGCACGGCCAGCTCGATGGCTTCGCCGGCCCGCAGGGTTTTGACCAGCGCCTTGGCCTCGGTCATCGAAAGCTCGGGCATCCGTTCCAGTTCCATGCCGTCGAGTTCCGCGGCCACGCGCTGCGCATACACCTGCCGCAACAGTTCGGCCGACAGTTCGTCCTGCATCGGGTCCGCCACCAGCACGGCCAAGTCGGGCGCGAGGCTTGCGGCGTCGTTGAAGCTGAGCTTCACCTTGCGTTTGCCCAGCCGGCGGTCCCAGCCGACTTGCACCACCACCCAGCCGTAGGTGCGCTGGTATTGCGCGGCCAGCTCCACCTCGCGTTGCAGCGATTCGTTGAGCTTGGTCCGCACCATCCAGTAAATCATGCGGCTCGCCACGGCGGCGGCGGCGGCGTCGCGCACCTGCGTGCCCTCGGCCTTCGTGAGCGAACGCCAGAAGGCGTTCACCAGGATGTCCACGTCGTCGGCGATGATGTCGTCGGCCAGCAACACGCGCTGGTCACTGGCGCCCTCCCACGGCATTGCCTTGAAGTCGCCCGCACTGTGCTTGCGACAGTCGCGGGACTGGTTCTCCCACAGGGCGAACCGGATGCGTTCCGCGTCGTAAAGCCGGTTGAAGGCGCCGCCGCTGGGCGAGCACCGCTGGAAGGTCTGCGTGAGGTCCGCCAGCCGTGGCTGGTCGGGATCGAGCACCACGGAGGGTGACCCGTCATCGTGGTCGGTTGATGTCATGGCCTTGCGCTGCGCTGGCATCTGGCGGCCCCGACTCCGGCAAGGTCTGGCGGAAAGCTAAGGATTGATCGCCGAAAGGCAAGTTGAACAGCGAAGGCGCGAAGACGCGAAGCGGGGAACGTCATGGCTTTGCCTTCCTTCGCGTCTTCGCGTCTTCGCTGTTAATCCCATGCCGGTCACTGCTGATACCCGCACAGTTCCCCCACATCCACCTTGCAATAGCGCACCCGTTTCCCGGTGCGCCCCACCTTCAGCGTCCGAAGCCGGCCCACGTCCACCAGCGCCCGGATGTCTGTTTTATACAGCCCCGTGAACCGGCACACCGTTTCCAACGGCACCCACGCCGGCAACCCCATCCACGTCTTCCTGCTGATCTCGTCCATAGTGTCTTTGTGTTCTGCTCCTAGATGTTTGCTCACAAAACTACCAACCGCCCCGGAAGGCCGCTTGCCCGGATTGCCATTACATTCTCTGCCCCAAAAGCTATAAGGCAGCTTGGCGCCGGACTTGTGTTTCCGGGCTCGCCGGTGACGTGGTAAAAGGTAAGCCGGCCTTTGAAGAAGAAGACTGCGGTGGCCGCCTGCCATACGTAATCGTGAAACATGCGGGTCTCTGTGCGAGCAAAGGTAAGTGCGATTGCGTTTCCGTGGTCGTGACACCGCGCCAACCATTTGCAGGTCTCGTCGCCATACGGCGGATTGCACCAAACCCGGCCCTCCCACGGCTTCAACAACCCGTTGTCCTCGAAAGTGTAATGGCGGGCGGCCATTTCCCAGGGGCGAACCCGCGGTGCGCACGGGTCCAAATCAAATGATCCCAGCGCGCGGATTATTCCTGGCGGAGTAAGCCATTCATCCTTGCCTCGCTCCACCCGCTCAAAGTGGCCAAAGCCACCAATCTCCGGTGCCGCGTCAATCTGGCCGTTCAAAAGAAACTGCTGCCCTGTGCTCATGTCTTCCTGCTTTCCTGCCTTTCAAATTCAATAAGCGTAACCCGCCTTCGCCCGGAACATCCCCGGCGTGACATGCACCAGCTCGTCGTCCTGCGCCACGTAACGCACGAGGTCCGCCGGGTCCTTGCACGCGCCGTCCTCGCCGCCGCGCCCGGTGAAATTCTCGAACATCCACATCACCTGCTGCGCCGCGTCGCTCACGCAGAGCCTCGGTTCATTCACCACCGCGCACAGCGGCTGCTGCTCGTCGAAACTCAGCAGGTCATGCACGGCCGTCACGCCGTTGTCATCGCCCCGGCCCGTGTAGGCGGGAATCAGGTCCACGCCCTCATGCACCTGGCCGCGCTCCTCCTGCTTCGCCGCGAACAGCTCGATCAGGTTCGTGCCGCCCTTCTCGGCCGCCTGCGGATTCATCGCCGCCCGCGGGTCAATCTTCCGCAGTTGGATCGGATACCGCACCACCACCCCCCGCTTCCGCACCTCCGCAACTTCCTCCCGTCCCCACTTCATTCTGCCTTCTTCCTTCTTCATTCCGCCTTTGGCCATGGCCTCGTCCAACAACCGCCTCGCCATCGGGTCCTGCGCCTTCCATTCCCCGTCCGCGCCCAGCTCCAACGGAATCGTCTCCAGCTCCTTCAGCAGCCGTTTGTAGCGGGTCACGCCATAGCCCAGGTTCATCTGCGCCGGGCCCGCGTCGCCATCCCAGCCGTGCCGGGAATCCTGCGTCACCTTGCGTTCCGTCGGCACCGCCCACTCGCCGTAGGTCTGGCAGTCGGGCCAATCCTTCCAGATGAACAGCCGGCGCGGATTGCCCGGCGCCACGCGCACGTAGAGCAGGAACCAGTTGCGCGCCCCGGCCGGGTCGATGAACAGGTAGTTCGTCCCCTCCGCCGGCAGCTCGCGCTCGCGCACGACATGCACGTTGCGGTTGAACGTCGGGAACTGGAGCCCCATCACGTCCTTGGTGAACCCGTAGAAGATTCGCAGCACGTAATCCCGCGGCTTGCCCTCAACCGCCCGCGCCACCTGCTGCCCGTAGGTCTCGCCGCCGCTGCCGAACACCGTCATGTCCGAGTGGAAGTAAACCACCCGCGTGCGCTGGATGGCCCCGGCCTGCACCAGCGGCACGCGCCCCGGCCGGCACCCTTCGACCAGCACTTGGTTCTGCGGCAGGATCTTCGCCACCTTCGTCCGCAGAATCTTGCCCGTGCCCACCGCCTCCTTGATCGCCGGCGTGATGCCGTTGATCGGCGTGAAGCTCCACACGCCGTAGCCGGGCCGATACTCACCGCGCCGCCGCAGCATGGTCAGCCACGGGATCGGCGCGTTCTCGTCGAGCCACCACGCCACGCCGTAACCCTCGCGGGCGCCGAACTCGAACCCCTCGAACTCCGCCGGGTCGCCGCGATACGTGGCGAACAGCAGCTTCACCCCGCTCGGCAGCACCAGGATGCGGTCGGCGAACCCGTTCTTCGGATCGTAACCGATGCTGAACACGCGCCGCGGATCGCGCCGGCCGTTCAACGCCTTCAGGTCCGGCGGCAGGAAACGCCACACCAGTTGCTGCGCCGTCTCGATGCTGCTCCGCTCCGTCTCCGACCCCACGAGGAACCGGGCATCGCTGCCCGCGTCCTGCGACAGCATTTCCAGCACCAGATGATAGGCGCAGTAGAACGACTTGCCCGACCGATTGCCCCCGAGCAACACCAGCAACTTGGGCCGATACCGCCGCACCACGCGCCGCGTGAGCTTCCACGACTTCATGGGCGGCAGGAACTGGAGCGGGTCCCGTTCCGCGTCCGCAATCGCCTGCCGGCGCCGGCTCAGGAAATCGCCCAGCCCCCGCTCCCCGTGATTCCGCAAGATCGCCCGCGCCTGCCGCTCCGTCGGCAACGCAAACAGCGGATGTTGTGGCTCCTGCTCAAACATGGTCAGGCAAATCGGGATGGAACAGCGGAGGCGCAAAGGCGCGAAGCGGGAACGTCACAGCTTGGCATGGTCCCATTCTTCAATCGCAACCACGTCTTCGGTGAATACGGATTCACGAAGGCGGAAGGCAATTTCATCCCCCGCCTCCACCAGCCGGCGGATGCGCTTGTTGGCCGCGGCCAGATCGATTTCGAGTTGATCGGCGTGGTCCAGTGCCAGCTTCAATCCGTCTCCCGGATTCATGAAGTCTCCAATAGCGATGGTTTGACGGATTCCATTCGTCCTCGGTGTTGGTGTGTCGCTCATTTCAACCTCCGTTCCGCGTCTTCGATCATCGCAACCAACTGTTTCGCGTTATCAAATGCCCAACGCTCGGTTTTGATCGTGAAGTATTTTCCAGC